CTATTCATGGGTACAAATAAACCTGTAAAGATCACCGACGCCAAGTCTGGTATATTGAGGAGACTCATAGATGTAAATCCTACCGGAGAGAGGGTTAAAGAATCCGAGTATAATAATCTCATGTCCCAGATCAAATTCGAACTTGGAGCAATAGCTTATCATTGCATGGAAGTATATAAGGCTAATAAGAATATTTATAGCGGATATACTCCGACATTAATGATGGGCGCGTCAAATGATTTTTATAATTTTGTTCTTGAACAGTTTGAATTGTTTGAACAAAAAAATGAGATAACTCTTAAAGCTGCTTATGAACTTTATAAAAATTACTGTGATGAAGCTCGAGTGATGTTTCCGTTGTCCAGAAGGAACTTTCAAGAAGAACTCAAAAATTATTTTATTGAGTTTCACGAAAGAGCTTACATTGAGGATGGAACGCGAGTACGAAGCCTTTATCGAGGATTCATGAAAAATAAGTTTGATTATGTACCTTTAGATGAACCGGAAAACGAGATGTTTCCTCTCGGTCTTAAAGAGCAGCACTCGTTACTCGATGATATTTTAGCAGACTGCCCTGCGCAGTACGGAAATGCTTCTGACAAGCCCAAAACGAAGTGGGCTGACGTAACTACAAAACTTAAAGATCTCGACACCAGTAAACTGCATTATGTGTTGCCTGACCGTCCGGAACACATTTTCATAGACTTCGACAAGAAGGATCAAAATGGAAATAAGAGCTTCGAACTGAACTATGCGGAAGCCATTAAGTGGCCTCCCACATATACGGAGCTTAGCAAGGGCGGAGAAGGTATACATCTGCATTATTATTACACTGGCGATCTGGATGCGCTTAAGCGGGAATATGGTCCGGATATCGAGATCAAAATATTTAACGGCAATGCGTCGATCAGAAGACGATTGTCAAAATGCAATAATTTGCCGATAGCAACCATTAACAGCGGGTTACCGACGAAAGGAGAGAAAAAAATGGTTGACTTTAAGGCAATACAAAGCGAAAAGGGTTTACGAGGTTTGATAGAGAGAAACCTCAGAAAAGAGATCCACCCCGGTACAAAGCCGAGTGTGGATTTTATTTTTAAGATCCTTAATGATGCGTACGATAATGGACTGAAATATGATGTGACCGATATGCGTCCCAAGATATTTACTTTTGCCGCCAATAGTACACATCAAGCTGAGTATTGTATCCGTTTGGTAAATGAGATGAAGTTTAAATCTGAAGAGCAGACAGAAGCCGTCGAGCAGTACGATCAAAATGAACTTGTATTTTTCGATGTCGAGGTATTCTCGAATCTGTTTGTCGTTGTATATAAGGCAGAAGGCAAGAAAGCAGTACGGCTGATTAATCCGTCGCCAGAAGTAATTGAACAATTACTCAAAATGAAGCTGGTAGGATTTAACAACCGCAGGTATGACAATCATATCTTGTATGCAAGGATGATGGGATATTCTAACGCTGAGTTGTTTAAGCTTTCACAGCGAATAATCAACGGCAGTAAGAATGCTTTCTTTGGCGCCGCATATAATTTGTCGTATGCAGATATCTATGATTTCTCTTCTAAAAAGCAATCCCTTAAGAAATTTGAAATAGAATTAGGAATTCATCATCAGGAGCTTGGACTTCCTTGGGATGAACCTGCGCCTGAAGATAAGTGGGAGTTGGTTGCAGAGTATTGTGAAAATGACGTGCAGGCAACTGAAGCGACATTCTATGCCAGAAGACAGGATTTCGTCGCGAGGGAGATATTAGCTAAACTAAGCGGCCTTACGGTTAATGACACGACAAGGATGCATACAACCAAAATTATATTCGGTAACGAGAAGAAGCCCAATTTGGTTTATACAGATCTGTCGGAGATGTTTCCTGGTTACAAATTTGAAGAAGGTCATAGTTCGTATCGCGGAGAAGATCCGGGAGAAGGAGGATATGTATATGCTGAGCCTGGTATGTATTTTAATATTGCTCTGCTCGATATCGCTTCCATGCACCCGACGAGCATTATCAATCTTAATCTGTTTGGGAATTATACTGCTAAGTTTCAAGATATTCTTGATGCTCGTCTTGCCATTAAGCATCATGATCTTGATAGTGCTCGTTCTCTTATGAACGGTGCGCTGGCTGAATTTCTGGTTAATGACGAACAGGCAGATCAGTTGGCTCAAGCGCTCAAAATAGTCATCAACAGTGTGTATGGATATACGACAGCGACATTCGACAATCCATTCAAGGATCCGAGAAATGTTGACAATATTGTGGCTAAGCGAGGAGCGCTGTTTATGATCGATCTGAAACACGCAGTTCAGGAAAAAGGTTTTACTGTAGCACACATAAAAACCGATTCGATCAAAATACCGAATGCTACACCGGAGATCATACAGTTTGTTATCGAGTTCGGCAAGAAGTATGGCTATAACTTTGAGCATGAGGCGACTTACGATCGTATGTGCTTGGTTAATGACGCTGTATATATTGCTAAATATAAAGACAGCGGAAAGTGGACAGCAACCGGAGCACAATTTCAGGTTCCTTATGTATTTAAAACTCTTTTTAGTAAGGAGCCGATCGAGTTCAAAGATCTTTGCGAAACAAAATCAGTATCCAAGGGCGAAATATATTTGGACATGAATGAAGGGTTGCCGGATGTTAGCAAAGCAGAAAAAGAGCGGGAAAAACTTTATAAAAAATGGAAAGAATATCCCGTGCGAGATGGCACAGAGATGCTTGAGGACTATGACGCTGAGATAGCAAAAGGTCATGACTATCGTTATGTCGGAAAGGTTGGCATGTTCTGTCCTGTCGTGCCTGGCGCTGGCGGCGGAATATTATATCGTAAGTCAGACGGCAAATATTATGCTGTTACCGGAACAAAAGGATATCGATGGCTTGAGTCTGAGATGGTTGAGAAATTGGGGAAGACCGCTGATATTGACAAGAGCTATTACAATCATCTGGTTGATGAAGCAGTTGACACGATAACTAAATTTGGTGACTATCTGATATTTACATCAGATGATCAGCCGCCATTTGAAGGCGGTAAAGTTATTAATTTACCAGAGAGTGCATAAATGAAAGGAGAGCACAATGGCTGAAAGAAATATTGATAATTTTACAGTTAGAGATCTTACAGGAAGACAGATCTGGTTCAGAAATCTTGAGGGCAGAAAAGAGAAATATAACGATAAGGGGCAGCGGAGTTTTCATCTGGTGCTTGATGCAGACTTTGCCAAAGTTCTGGAAAAAGACGGATGGAATATTCGTTGGAGAGACGGAAGAGAAGAAGGCGATCCCGCCGTTCCTACTCTGCAGGTGTTTGCGCGTTTTGACGTGCTTCCGCCGAAGATCTGGATCGTAACCAAAAATCATAAGACGCTTCTTGATGAAAATACCGTCAAAGCTTTTGACTGGGCAGAAATCGAGAAAGTGTCAATCACGGTAAGACCTTATGAGTACAGCTTCGATGGTCGTTCCGGAGTCAAAGCTTATGTCAAGACTATGTATGTAACGATTGTTGAAGACGAGCTCGATGATGAATACGATGACTTCGCAACTGACGAAGAAGAAGTACCGTTTGACTGATGGGTGTTGAATTATATCCCCATCAGTTAAAAGCAATAGATCAGCTCAGGACTGGCGCTATCCTTTGTGGTGGCGTCGGTTCTGGGAAATCGAGAACAGCACTTGCCTATTATTTTTTGCGTGAATGTGAGGGTAAGATCAAAATAAACGGTAAAGGTTCATATTCTCCAATGAAGTCGCCAAAAGATTTATATATAATCACGACTGCTAAAAAACGAGACGCATTAGAGTGGGACGAAGAATGTGCACCGTTTCTTATATTTCGTGATAAAGGCAAGACTGGTCTCGTTATTGATTCGTGGAATAATATAAAAAAATATATCGACGTAAAAGATTCATTCTTTATATTTGATGAGCAGAGAGTTGTTGGTTCTGGAACGTGGGTGAAGTCATTTTTAAAGATAACAAAAAGTAACAAGTGGATATTGCTAACTGCGACTCCGGGAGATACGTGGATGGATTATGTTCCTGTATTCATAGCCAATGGATATTATCCAAACCGAACCACGTTTAAGAAACGTCATGTTATTGAAAACCCGTATTCGCCCTATCATCAAATAGAGGGCTACAGAGAAGAAGGCAGACTGATCAAAATAAGAAATCGCATTTTGGTTAACATGAAGTATGATAAACCAACAATTCCTCATTACGAAAATATTCTAGTTCCTTATGATCGCGCAAAGTATAAAGCGCTTATAAAAGATCGTTGGAATTTTTATGACGAGCGTCCGATAGAAAATGCCAGCGAGCTTTTGTATCTAATGCGCAAAGTTGTTAACAGCGATCCGAGCAGAATCGAGATTATTGACAGTCTGATCAAAATGCATAAAAAGCTCATAGTGTTCTACAACTTTGACTACGAGCTCGACATGTTAAAAGGCGCAGATTATTTTTGTAAGCCGGATATTAAAGAATGGAATGGTCACAGGCATGAGCCAATACCAAAGTCAGACTGCTGGCTATATCTAGTCCAGTATGCGGCTGGCGCAGAAGGGTGGAACTGTATTGAAACAAATGCCATAGCATTTTATTCTCAGAACTATTCTTACAAAACGGTTACGCAGTCCGAAGGAAGAATTGATAGACTCAACACGCCGTTTACTGATTTATATTATTACCACATCAGATCTAACGCATCTATCGATATAGCTATATCTAGAGCACTTAAGAAAAAACAGTCTTTTAACGCTCGCATATTCTTGGACACGCAAAAACTCTAACACGAAAAAAACATGCCCTATAATAGAGAGGGAGAGTAGGTCGATTTGACAAACCCTCTCTTTCTTTGCTTAGGGGTGATTAAAATGAAAGAGAGCGGTTTTCAAGGGAAACTTATCAAAGAGATCAAAGAGCTGTTTCCGGGATGTATCGTTTTAAAAAATGACGCAACGTATAAACCCGGCATTCCAGATCTCCTTGTTTTATTTAACGACAAGTGGGCTGCGCTTGAGTGTAAGAGGAGCGCGAAAGCAAGTCGTCGTCCAAATCAAGACTATTATGTCAAGAAAATGGATGAGATGTCGTATGCGAGTTTTGTTTGTCCTGAAAACAAGGAGGAGGTTCTTAATGCAATTCAACAAGCATTTCGATCTTGAAGGGCAACACGCTTTTTTAGGAGCCAGTAAATATCACTGGATTAACTACGATCTTGAAAAACTTAAACAGATATTCATATCTAGTCAAGCGCAGAAACGCGGCATAGAAGATCACGATTTTGCTAGACGTTGTATAGAGAGAAGACAGAAGTTGCCAAGATCGAAGCGAACGCTAAATATGTTTGTTAACGACGCGATCGGATATCGTATGACCCCGGAATTGGTTCTTAAATATTCTGATAACTGTTTTGGGACATCCGATGCTTTAGGTTTTGAAAAAAACACGCTTAGAATATTTGACTTAAAGACTGGAGTTACGCAGGCTTCAATGCATCAGCTTGAAATCTACGCGGCTCTTTTCTTTTTGGAATATCAGAGAGAGTATGATTTGAAACCTACCGATGTCGAGATGGATTTGAGAATATATCAGTCCGATGAGATTCTTGTTTATCAGCCTACCGCTGATGATATTTTACCAATCATGGACAAAATAGTGACATTTGATAAATATATTAGAAAGTGGAAGGAAGAGACAAGATGAGTCAACTATTTCATATCGGCAAAAGTATTGTTGATGGCGCGCCAATCGGTTCGGGACGATTTCCTAGAGGTTCTGGTGATAATCCTTATCAGCACGATGTCAGTATCAAAGCACAGCTGCGTTCTTTGAAAGAAGCTGGTATAACAAATCAGGTTGATCAGGCTCGAGCTCTTGGAATGTCAACAACTGAGTTGAGAAGTAAAATATCTGCCGAAAGCATTGCACAAAGACAGCAGCAAAATTTGCAAATCGACAAATATAAAGAGCGTGGAATGTCAGTTAAAGAGATATCTGATAAACTAGGCATTCCACAATCAACGATTCGTTCTCGTCTTGAACAGAAGACAAAAGAGAGAAATGAGCACATTGAGGTAGCGAGCAAGAAGTTAAAAGAAACAGTTGATCAAAATGGTTTGGTTGACGTTGGGCCGGGCGTTGAACAGCAGCTTGGTATATCCCGAGATCGACTAAATAAGATGGTATCATCACTCAAAGAAGAAGGATATACTGTAAAAAATATTTATGTCGATCAGCTTGGCACTGAGGTTGGCAATAAGACAACCATAAAAGTCTTAGCTAAGCCGGGAACCAGCATACAGGATATTTACAAGAACATGGATAAAATAGCCATGGTCAACGAAGTTGCTGAAAAAGATGTTAAAACCAGCTCATTTAAA